ATGTTCCCCACCGATTTGAAGGTGCAGTGACGTGCCAGAAACTCTTGGCGAAGTCGACATCGTAGTACGTGTCGTCACTGGCGACATGGACGCCAGTCTGGCGCGCGCGCGCAAGTCGGCCGAGGACTTTTCCAACGCATCGCAGGGTCACTTCAGGAAGTCCGAAGCGGCGATGGAAGGCGCGCGCGCGCAAGCCGAGCTACTCCGGTTCACGATGGACAAGCTGAAGGAGGCGATGGTCATCGGCGGCATCGGTTTCGGTGTCGAGAAGATCATCGAAGTGACCTCTGCATGGACCGACCTGAACTCGCGCCTGAAGGAGGTCACTGGCTCGGTGGCGGCGGGCCGCGCTACCATGGACCGCTTGATCGAGGTCGCTCAACGTACTTACACGCCCATCGAGCGGACCACCGAGGGCTTCCTCGAACTGAGCGAGTCGCTCAAGGGTCTCGGTGTCAGCGCCAGAACCACACTCGACTTTCAAGAAGCACTGAATGACGCCTTGGTGGTGTCGGGCGCGAAAGGTGGCGCTGCCGCTGCCGTGCAGGAGGCGCTGACTCGTGCCATGGCTCAAGGTCAGCTGCGTGGCATCCAGTTGAACACTGTGTTGAACCGAGGCTCGGTAATCGCGGGCTTGCTGTCCAAGGCATTGGGAGGCGATGGTCCACAAGCTCTGCGCCGGTTCGCTGCCGAGGGCAAGATTACCGGCGATGTCATTCTGAATACACTGGTCAAGAACTTGGACGAGTTGCGTAAGAAGGCCGACGACATGCCGGCCACGCTCTACGACGCGTTGGTCACGTCCATGGGCAACGCGATGACCATTTTCATTGGTCGCATGTATGAAGGTGTCAAGGGCACCGATGCACTGGCCAAGTCAATAGTCAGTCTCTCCTTTGCCATCATCGCTGCGACCGAACCCACTGTCAATTTGACCAACGCCGGTTTGGCGTACATGGACAGTGTGATGACCGATCTTGGTTTACACACTGCGATAGCCTCGACGATCATCAGAGACTTTTTCGTGGTGGTTATCGGCTCTCTCGCGGTGAGAGCCACACTGGCTTTGGCCGAAGCCATCACCGGCCGGTTGATCGGAGCAGTCGTCCTGCTTGGCAGAGCCATGCTGCTCAACCCGTTTGGTTTGTTCATAACTGCGTTGGTGGCGGCAGGCGTCGCGGTTTACGAGCTTAGCGACACGATTGATAAAGTGTTTGGTGTCAACGTCAAAAAGTCGATGGAGGATTTTGTCAACATAATCGCCAAGGGCTTTATGATTGCAGTGGCTACTGCCAAGGCAATAATGAAGGGTTTCTCCATAGATATTGGAGGGACGTTCGCCGAAATCGGGCGTGCTTCAGCACAGTTTTTGTTGAACGCGGTTGCTGATGTCGCGAACTTGGCGGCTGGTAAGCATATTGCCGACTATGTGGATTTGCCACCGGTGGTCTCCGCGCACACCAAAGAACTTGCAGCAGCTATGGCTGATCTCAATGTGGAGATAGCCAAAATACTTGCGAGCAACCCAGTCAAGACTTTTACGGACGTAGCCGGAGCCTTAGAGAAAACAACCAAGAACGCGGAATCCGCTGCGGGGGCCGCCGAGCACATCAAAACCCAGACTGAAGCCTACGCCAAGGCTATGGAAAAGCTCAAGTTCGATATGGCCACTGCCTTCTTCACGCCCGAGCAGAAGGCGGTCGCCGACGTTCTGCACAGTGTCTTTAACGAGGAGTGGCAGAACCACACGAGCGACGCCATCGTCAAGCTGACCAAAATTAACTTCGAAATGCAGCAGATGAAGGCGTCATACGATGCGATGAAGCAGATGACGTTCGACAACGCCACCATGTTCATGTCGCAGGCCGAGAAGGCGGCCGCCGACGCCATGCACAGTGCTTTCCCCGACAATTGGGAGCAGCACATGCATGACATGACTGCCGAGATGGCGCGCTTCAACGAGCACCTGAAAGAAGCCTACAGTATGTCGCGCGACTTCGCCGGCACCTTCGTGCATGGCATCCTCGACGGCAAGAGCGCCGTCGAAAGCTTGGGCGATGCGCTCAAGAATCTGGAGAACCGAATTATCGACATGGCCCTCGACGCTGTCGTGCAGGGCTTCTTCAGGATGCTGGTGTCAGGTGGCACGGGTGGCAGTGCGACCTCCAATATCTTCACTACACTGTTGGGGATGCCGTCGGCCGGCGGCGTTGGCGGTACAGGCACAACCGACAGACAGACTACTTACAGAGCCACTGGCGGCGTCATGGGCAGCACGCCCGCGCGACTCTACAAGGGCGAGAAGCTGAAGTACGACGAGTACCCGGCCATCCTGCACGCTGGCGAGCGCGTCATCCCAGCCGGCGGCGGCGCGCCGAAGCATGGTCTGTCCGGCGAGCAGATGATCCGCATGTTTGGTGGCACGCCGCATTTTGCAGGCGGTTGGGAGAGCACACCCAGCGGCAACTATTCCTACTCGAACGCCACCGGGTACGGTCCCAGTGGTGAAACCACCGGCACCTACTACAGTGCGACCAACCCCGGCGTGGCTTACCACTACGACAGCGGACCTGCATTGCATGGCGGCAGTGCATATCCGTTTGGCGGTGGTGGCGGCGGTGGCGGCGGAGGCAGACGTAGAGCCGGCGGTGGCGGTGGCGGCGGAGGCAGTGTTGCCGGTGGTGCCGTTGTCGGCGGCGCTCTTACTCCAATACTACGGTTGGATTTGCCGCCGCTAAGTATGGGCAGCTTTGGTGGTCTTGCGGGTCGTTATCGCACTGATGACGACCCATTGTTCGCGCCGGGTCATGAGACCATCCACACCATACGACCAAAGGTGCATCTCTCTCCGATAGACACCACTGGTAAACCACCCGGCACGGTTCCGGCGTATCACCTTGGTGGCTATGTCGGCTCGACGCCGGGAACACTGCGTAACCTCTCGATGAGCGCCTTTATCGGTGCACCGTACTTTGCAGGCGGCTATTCCGATTACAGTGGTTACAGCAGTGGAGCCACCAACTACGGCAGCACCACCAGCAATCCGACATACTCTCATACCTCGTCGAGTTCTAGCTACGGCAGCACCACGCCCGGCAGCAGCAGTGGTGGCTATGGTGCCGGTCTCAGCAGCCCGTCCTACTCGGCGTCCTACTCATCCAACACCAGTGCTTCGAGCGGCTTTCATTCTTACACTGGCAGCATCAGCACGCCGTCCTACTCGTCCAACACCAGTGGTTCGAGTGGTTACGCTGGTCTCAGTGGTTTGTCGACCACGCCCAGCACCAGTGCTTACGCTGGTCTTGGTGGTAACAGGGGATTTTCAAGTGCTGGTTTATTCCCCTCGTCTATGTATTCAATAGCCTCGGGGCCGGCAGCGCTCGGTGGTGCTGGTAGATTTGGCTCAGACTTCGGCGACACTCCGACACCGATGATCCGTCCCGGCACTCCCAACGTGGGCCTTGGTAGCAGGGACAGACAAGCTAACATCCAGACGCAGACAACACTGGCTGGGTTAGGTTACAGGGTCGACATCGATGGTGTTATCGGTCCACAAACTCTTGCTGCAATACGTGCTTACGAGCGTGACAATGCGAGAGCGTCCGGCGTGCCCACCAGAATGCCGGGGGTTTTTGGGCCGACAGACACCATCAATGCGCGGCTGCGGCGTGAAGGCAGTCTCATTGTCATCCCAAGCGAAACACGTTTCAATCGTCAGGCACTCGTACCGGGTGCCGCATCTGGCGTTCCGATACCTCGTCGCAATCCGTGGGCCAGCTTCGTTGAGAGTATCCCATTTGAGACAACACTTGGTCGCACTCCCTTGCCGGGGGAGCTTGGACTTGGTGGTAAAGTGGTTAGGACGTCCCCTGTCACAGGAACTCCTTTCAATGTTGGTGCTGGGATCATGCCCGGTGGCGGAGGTGTGGCTGGGTCGATCTCGTCCGGTTTCACACCAGCAGCTGTCTTCCCGGATTATGGGAGAGGCACATTTGCGGGAGGCCACGGGGCAGTTTCGACGCCGAAACTAGATGTGACAGGGACCATCCAGACTGGAGCAGGCTTTGGTCGCACCACCGAGGCAGAGTGGCGTATCGATACCGGATTAGGTGGTGCACTCACTCCTACTGGCGGTCCCGACGAGAGCACTGGTAAAAGACCAGCGCCGCCCGCATGGCGCACACCTGCACAGGATGCCATTATTCGACAATTGTATCCCGGTGCCGGGATGCCCTTGCCGCCGCCGCCAATTGTGTCTGGTGGTCCTCATCTTGGCTTCACAGCTGCGCAACGTGCCGACATGCTTTTGCATGGGTCAGCACACGTCGATGCAGATGGTAACTTCGTGCCCGGACCCCCCGAGGTCACCGGGCACAGGGTCGATACACTGTCGCCGCCACCGATCATCATCAGAAATCCGGGACTGCCTTTGATCGGGGCCGGTGGTCGGCCAAACATTCCGACGCTCATCACCCCGGGTGGAGTAGTTACCACTGGCGCGGAAGCCGCTGCGCGAGCGATAGGGCGTGGGGCAGCGGCTTTTGGTCGTGCGGCTTACAGTGCTGCCTCAGCCGCGCAGGACTTTCTAACTAGCTTACCGGGTAATCTCGGTGCTGGTGTAGCCCATGACATACGCACAATCCAGAAGTCGCCCCTTTTCGACTTCGGGCCAGCCCATCCCGCTTACAGTCCCGACGATATAAAGACACCGCCCGCTTTTGGGCCTAGTGGCTCGCTTATCCGTGGTTCTCAGTTTGCGGCAATGGGACGTGGTGTACCTCTGCCGAGACCACGTCCCATAACAGAGGCACCGGCTGTAGAGCCTTCTACGGACGATGAATACTTTACACGTCACCCATTCGACGAGCAGATTGATCGCAACGTCGGGAAGCGCATGGGGACGTACATGGATCGCGTGATGGGGGGTTTGGAGACTGGCGGTCGGTTGGCTGGTGAGGAGATGGCGACTATCCCGACAAGGGCAGGTGCTGGTTTTGGTTTTGGTGACTCACAGCTGGCCAAGAATGCGATTGCCCAGATGACGACATGGACGGCTGCGTCTCCCGGCCTTGGCCTCAATCAATTGCGTGACCTTCCTGACCAATTTTACGATAGCGAACATCGGCCGAGGGAGCAATTCCGTCCGAGCATGACCAGCCCAGCGGTCGAGCAGATGTGGAGGCAATTCGATAGAAGCAGGGTTAACTACAGGGGGGAGAAGGGCGATTTCAGTGACTTCCCGGTTTACCATGGTGGTGGTGTCGTCGGGTCGACGCCAGTGGCGCACCGTGTGCTTTCGTCGAGCCTGTTCAAGCATGCACCGCGCTTTGCAGGTGGTCTCGCTCCCGATGAGTACCCTGCCGTCCTCCATGCCGGCGAGACGGTGACCCCGGCGGCTGGTCGCATGCGGTCGTCGTCGTCGCCGACGGTCGTGGTCAACACACCGCCACAACAAGCCCCCAACGTCACCGTCAACGTCATCAACAATACCGGCGCGCAGGTCACGACCAACACGCAAGAGGAGCACGGCAACATCAAGCTCGACATCATGCTCGACGAGATCGTCAGTGCTAAGATGCGCGACGGCGGCTCACGCATCTCGCGGACGATGAGTTCGATGGGTGCACGGCCGCAACCAGTGAGGCGGTGACAGCATGGCTGACCTCTGGCCCGATACACTGCCTCAGCAGCTGAACGTGCAAGGGCACAGCTACACGTTCGGCGATCCCAGCATTCGATCCTCGCCCAGCGTCGGGCCGTCCAAGGTGCGGCCGCGCTCGTCGGCGGTCTCCTCGCCGCTGCAAGGCGTGATGTATCTGACTACGGATCAGCTGGCGACACTGAAGACCTTCTACACCGTCACCACGCGTGGTTCCGACGTGTTCATGTTCCCGGACCCGGAAGCGTTCATGCCCGATGGTCCGGCTTCGCCGATGCCGCTGCTCTATTGCCGGTTCGTTGGTTCACCGACGGTTTCGGCGACCCAAGCCGCCGGCATGTGGTCGGTTGGCTTGTCGATGGAGGTCATTCCTTAGATGGCGCGTCTTCTCACCCCGGCGATGATCGCTGCGCTGACCGGCCAGCAGACCGACGAGGTCTTCGTCGTGCTGGTGACCTTCACCTACAAGACTACAGTGTTTCGCTTCTCGTCCGACCCGACCGTGCGCCACTCGGTGACCCCGCTGATCTACAAGACGGTCAGCGGCGGCCTCGATTACTACTACGTGCCGATGGCGATCACGCTGCCCGGCGACACCATCGGCTCGCCCGCCAACGCTCAGCTGAGTGTCTCGAACGTCGGCCTCGAACTGATCAACATCCTGCGCTCGATGAACGTCGGCGATCTGCCGGCGACGGTCGACATGCGGATCGTGCTGGCGTCGGCCCCCGACACCATCGGCTACAGCATCCCAACGATGGACATGGTGCAAGCCGATTGGGACGAGCAGTCGGTCAACCTGACGCTCAACATCGAGGCGCTCGACCGCGAGCCGTTCCCCGCCGGTAATTTCGACCCGAGTTGGTTCCCGGCGCTGTTCTGATGGCTGACCCGTTCGACGAGTTCGTCGGCATCCCGTTCCGCGACCGTGGCCGGACGGTCGATGGTGCCGACTGCTGGGGCCTCTTCCGGCTGGCCCTACTTAAAGTCGCTGGTCTGGAGTTGCCGGCCTACGACGAGCATTATGCGTCGTGCCTCGAACGCCGGGCCAATGCCGACATGATCCAAGGGGTGATAGGAGACTGGTCAGAGGTGCCTGCGGGCCGCGAGGAGCGCTTTGACGCGATCCTGATGAGGGATGGACGCTTCGACAGCCATATCGCGCTGGTGACGCGCCCCGGGCGAATGCTGCATACCTACCAAGGCGGTCAATCGTGCGTCGACTACTACCATAGAAGCCCATTCCGGGAAAGATTGGTGGCCTTCTACCGGCACCGCTCGCTGCTCAAGGACGGATAGCTTTGGTCTCGACCGATCTTTTCATCCCGCCCGAGCCGGTCAAAGTCCTTGGCGGGCGGCATCCGCTCACCAACGAGCACCGTCAGGTCGAGGTGCGTGCGGGCGCGACCATCGCCGAAGCCCTCGACATCTCGATAGCCAGTACTGGCCTC